TATCGAACATCTTGCGACGGAGCTTTGAAGGGAAATTGATCTCAGTTTCCTGCCAAATCGGGAAACTAATCACATCTCCAAGGCCCTTGACGAGATTGTTCCAATCAGTCTGGGTTGGTGCGCTCAGAAAAGTCGTCATGGTCTCCGGGTTATCCGTAAAACCCACATAGACACGCCCAGGGGTCGTGAAGGAGACCGAGGGCTCCCAACGGACCTTGGTCCCAGGAATGAACTTAGCAGTGGAGTAATACGACGCGATGGAAGGCCCAACCGTATTGGTCACATCCAAAGGGCAGCCACCAATAAACAGCCGCTTTGGATTGGCCAAGCCGGTGCCACCAGTGGTTACAGTGGAACCAAGAGCACTGTACTCAATGATGGTGCCCGCCTCGCCACCCTTCATGTTAGGTGCACGAGTCCGGCGACGGCGCACGCCGCTGGTCACGGGATTGGAGTTCTTGCGGCCACGAGCCATGCTGCAAGGGGGTTCTCAGAAGTATCAATCGCTTGGACGTCGGGGAACGTCATGGGGCAGGGCGCGGCTACAGCCACTGATTCCTGGTACTCAGCCTCGAGGGACTGCTGGAGGTCAGGTGTGATGCCGAAGGCACGCCAAAAGCTGACGCGCGCCTCGGCAGACACCTCACCCCCAACCACCCCACGGGACATGTACCCGAGACCAGAGTCATAGACCACATCCACCACCCCACTCGGCGCCGCGGCGCCCATGCGCTGAAGACGGTGGTACCAGGCGTGCCACACTGGGACACCAGCAGTCAAGCTGGCTCCGCAGGTGCCGATGGCGTGGCACCAATACTGGAAATCGAGCTCACTCTCCCACCCGAGGAGACTGACACAGTCCTTGCTCATAGCAACACGTGGGTCACGCACCATGCGCCACCCAGTGCTCGTAAGCACGGGGCGCGCCTGGCAGAACTCCACCTGCTCAAGGACATATGCCGGCTCCTCACGCGTGAGGGTGAAACCGAAGTCAAGCATCCAGCTATCAATGCCGGATAGCTTGCCCAGGTCCGCCTGCTCCAAGAAGAGCACACAGTCATCCCCATTGTTCGCCAGGCGGTACTCAATGCCGACTGACTCACAATAGGCAATCACCATGCTGCTCATGAGCAGGCAGTTACCCATCCCAGTGTTGATGTCACCACTCATGCGGCACCCACGGATATCGTAGTCAACACGATAACCCTCAGTGCGCGCAACGCCACGATTGTGCAGTTGCCACTTGAGTAACCTCGCAAGCTCGGAACTGTGGAAAACCGAATTGTACACGGAATGCTCCCAACGCAACGCGTCATAAGACACGTGTTGGTCAAACCGTGAAGCATCCAGTCCCACAGCAACGGGATTGCGAAAGGCACTCCAGTGCACCGCCATCCACCCGCCCACCTGCTGGGCGTTCAAACCCTTGAGCACGACAGGATAGCCCCAGGCCCTCTCAAAGCCGTGACACAGCTCCCGCTCAAACATCTTGAGGTATCTACCAACCTCAAGATTGTAGCGCGGGGACCGAGGCTGTATGACTCGCGGAGCAGGGTCACCCTTGGAGTCAAGGTTGACCTTCTCAGCTTTCACGAAGGTGTTGACCCACGCGTCCCTGGAATTAACAGCCCGAACAGTAAGGCTTTCCAGG